CTGAACTGGCAATGACAGCTTATGCCGCTGAACAATTGAATGTGCGTGTTGGGCGCGAAAGTGTTGAAGCTTTGCGCGCATTCATTTTTGAAACGGGTTATGCAAACACTGAATTGCAAGAACTTTCATCAATTGATTTGGGTCAACTTTCAAATTCACTTGATGAATTGGTTGCGGGTGAACCGCAATTTTTATCAATTGTTGAAAGCTTGCGAGCCTCAATTACAAATGCGCAGAAATTCGGAACTGAATTGGAAACAACAAATGCGCTAATGCGGTTCTTGAATGGTGAAGCGTCCGATGCTGACAGAATTCTTTTAAACATTGCCGGAACAAATATTAGCGACAACATTGCAGCGGGCGCAAATGAAGTAAATCGTTTGGCGAATGAACTTCGGCGCGCTTACGACAATATGATTTCATTATCAGCGCAAGGCATTTCGTCTTTGCGTGAAAGTGAAATTCGGCTTGAAAATCGCGGTGATCCTGTTGCAACGGCTGGTGCTTTAGCCGCTGAACAATTCGGTGATATTACCGCTTTTCATCCAATTATGCAACCGGCGTTGGCTGAACAACGTGATGAATTCATTGCAAATGCTGAAGCAACTGAAATGAACCGTCAAGCCTTGATTGAATACCAAAGACAACAAGCGGCTGTTGCGGCGGCGGTTGGTTCATCGGGTGATGCCATTTCAGAACAACAAACAGCACTTCAACAATTAGCTGTACAATACGGCGCTTTGAATGAACCGTTTTCACAAGCGCAATCGGCGTTTGATGCTGTTCAAACAGCAATGCAAAACGGTGTTTTGAACAATGATCAATTTGTTCAAAGCCTGGAAAGAATTAAAGCGGCGTTTCTTGCAACCGGTGGAACCGCTGAACAATGGCAAAACATTGTAAATAAAAGCACCGATGACGTTTCATCGCAAATGAAAGATTTGGCTGAAGGTGCTTTAACAAGTCTTGGTGATGAATTTATCAATCTTGCGGTTGAAGGTAAAGCAAGCTTTGGCGATCTTGCAAAATCAATCATTAAGGATTTGTTGCGCATTGCCTTTCAAGCTTTGGTTGTTAAACCGTTGCTTAATTCCTTTGCATTTTCAGGCGGTGGAAGTTTTGGCGGCGGCGATGCGTTGCCGAACGCAACCGGAAATGCTTTCGGAAATTCTGGAATAACGCCATTTGCAAACGGTGGAAGTTTCACAAACAGCATTGTAAACACAGCAACACCTTTCAGCTTTGCAAAAGGAACCGCTTTAGGTGTAATGGGTGAAGCCGGTCCTGAAGCGATCATGCCGCTAGAACGCGGTGCGAACGGTTCACTTGGTGTTCAGATGTTTGGCGGCGCGGCAAAATCGGCAAATGTGAACAATTCGGTGAAAGTTGAAAACACCTATAAAATTGAAGGCGCTGTTTCTGAAGAAAAAGTTCTTGCAAATATCAAAGCGCAAGGTGAAAACACCAAAGAAGATGTTCGCAAATCAATGGTTGGTTGGCTTACCGATTATGAACAGAACGGGACCATGTAATGACCATCAATCACAAGATTTGGAATTTTCCAACACTGAAAATTGAAAGCCAATTGTTTCACGTCCCTGGTGCATATTTTGACGGTGGTTTGACTTCAGGCGGCGCGCGGATAATGTCACCAGAACCAGGCGGGCGGTCTGTTCTTGAAATGCGCCTTGCGTATCAAGTGAACGAATGGAATTCACCTTTTTCATCCTGGTTAATGTCAAAAATCAATGGTGCAATTTTCAAAATTCAGTTGACTAAAACACCGCAACTTGCATCATTCATCGGTGAAAGTAATTATAACTTGCGTTCAACCGGTGTTTCTTGGGATAATGATCAACTTTGGGATAATGATCAACTTTGGGCAAACGATGGTGCAAGTCTTGGTGCAGTTGGAACGGCGCTTGAAGGTGCAGTTGAATTTTCTGTTTCGGTTGGTTCATTTGGTGAAATTTTAAAGCATGGTCATGTAATCGGCATTGGTAATCATTCTTATATAATTGATGATGTTTCATATGTTGGAACCCGCGCCGATCTTGTTGTTTCACCGCCATTGCGAAACAGTGTTTCAAATGATGATGTTGTTTGGTTGAAACCTTATTTTCTTGGTGTAATTGCAAACGGTGCTGAAATTCGCAATTCGTATGATGCCGGAAACATTGGCGGAATTCAGTTGAACCGGATTGTGTTCAATGAGGTGATAATCTGATGCCTGATTTTTATGATGTTCTTGATGAATATATCGGTGGCGATGATGAATTTACCGATATTCGGGCAATTGTGCGGCGTTGTTGGTTTTATGATTTTCTTGATCATCCAATTCGCGTATGGCAAGGAAAAGGTAAACTTTTCACGTCCGATGGTAACGAATGGCTAGGAACAATTGACGCCAATGGTTCCGATCATCACAAAACACCGGCAATAACCGATGGGCGCGATGGTTCATCAGCGCGTTACGAAATGGGTTTGAATTTGATTGATACACCAGGCGCGGCGGCGTCTGCTGTTTATCAAGATATTCGGAATGAACAAAGCCGTGTTTTTGGTCGCAACGTTACCTGTTATCTTGCAATTTTCGGAATTAATGAAGGGTTGCGCCCACAAACACCAATTGTTTTCTTTCGTGAATTTACAATGATGAATTCAAAGTTTTCTGAAAAACTTGAATTTGTAAATGGTGCAAGTGTTAAAAAATATCAATGTTCTGTTGTCTGCAAAGATGGAAATTTTGGACGTTCTGAAATTCCAAACGGAACTTATTCAAACGCTGTTCAACAAGAACGGGCGCGGCAATTAGGTGTTGAAACCGATCTTGGTTGTTCATTTGTTGCAGCGTTAGCAAATAGAACGTATCAAATCCCATGAATGATCTTGTTTCAAAAACTTTGAAAAAATGGCGTCAATCTCAATTCACTTGGGGTTCTGATGACTGTTTACTTTCACTTGCAAATTACCTTGTTGATTGCGGTTATGAAGATTTCGGTGCAATTTTTCGCGGAACATATAATAATGAAACCGGTGCAAAAAATCATGTTGCAAATTGGGGTGGTGAAATTAACCTGATCAATTCAACAGGGTTGTGTTCAACTGAAGAACCGGTTGAAGGTGACATTGTTCTTGTTGAAATAAATGAACCGATCACCGGTCTTTGCACTGGTGAAAGAATTGCTTTCAGAACTGAACGCGGTGTTATAGAAATCGGCGTGAAGTTCTTAAATATCATTCACGCTTGGAAGGTCACACCATGCCAGCAGTAGGAGCATTTTTAGCGGCGGCGGCGGCAAGCGTTACAGCAACCGTTTCCGCTGCCCTGGTGGCCGTGGGTGGCTGGTCTGGCATTGTGGCGTTCTTTGCCAGCCCGTTCGGTGCTTTGATACTGGGGGTGGGCTTACAGCTTGTCACAAGCCTTTTCATTCGCAAACCAGACGCACCATCAATTGAAGCCGCGAAAGTGAACGTCCGATTGCCAGAACCCGAACGATGGATGACAGCGGGTCAAAATCGGCAAGGTGGCGGCGTTATTTTTGCTGAATTTGATGCTGATGGAAATTTTTGGTATGTGGTTGTTCATGCTGATAGTATTTTAACTGAAACCGTTGCTTTGTATTTTGATGATGAAGTTATTGAAGTTGATGTTAATGGTGTTGTTACGTCTGAAAACTTTCTTTTGGATGGTAACAGTAAATTTAAAATATTTACAACAACACACACTGAAGCCAATCCAACACCGCCCGCGCTTACTGAATTCAAAGCGGCGTTTTCAGGTGTTTGGACGGATGACCATAAACTTGTTGGAACAACTTATTCCGCAATTAGAATTTCACCAATTTCATCTGAAGATCGTTATAAAATTTTCAGGTGGCGCGGTGCAATTGGTGTTGGTGAACCGAGTTTTTCAATTGTTGGTAATTGGTCAAATGTTTATGATCCGCGCGATGAAACACAAACATTAGGAAATCGTTCAACATATAAGTTTTCAAGAAATCCTGTTCTTCTTTGGGCATGGTTCAGAACAAACCGTTATGGTCGCAATAAAGCGGCTTCAAAAATTAATTGGGATAAAGTTGCAGAACAAGCAAGCATTTGCGATGCAACAAGAACTGACATTGATGGTGGAATTGCGCCATTTTGGCAATGTGACATTTCAATTCCAGAAAGCACCGAACGCACAAACGGTGAACAGCAAATTCTAATATCATGCGATGCGCAACTTGTTTTTGATGATGATGGTAAATGTTGGCCGCGCGTTGGTTATTACTATGCGCCAAGTTTGAAACTTGTTCGCAATCGTGACATTGTTGCGATGGAAAGTGTTGAAGCGCAAAACGGTGAAAGTTTAACACAAGGTGTTATTGTTCGTTATATTGATCCTGATGCAAATTACACCGCGCAACCTTGTGCGCCATATGTGAACCCGTTTTATTTTGTGGAAGGTGAAACACCGAAATATTTAGTTGTTGATGCGCTATCAATTCAAAATCATCGGCAAGCAATGCAACTTGCAAAATCAATTTCACACCGTTCACAGTCGCCTTATAAGCTTTTGCCAACCGTAGGTTTGCGCGGCTTGCGAGCAAGGCAAGAAAGAATTTTTGATTTGCTTTATGATAATGAATTTGCGGGCGATCATGAAATTGTAACGCCAACTGAAGTTGATGCTTCGGGCGCTTTTGTTGGTTTCGGTTGCGTCCCCATTGATGAAAATCGTTGGGCTTTCTTACCAGGTGAAGAAAGACCAAAGCCGATCACTGTTGACAGCTTGGTTTATTATCTTCCAACTTTACCAACCGGAGTTGTTGTTGAATTTGTAAACAATAAAATAAGAATATCTTTTGAAGCCGCGCCGCGCGATGATTGGTCATATGAATTTCAATATCAATTGAAACCTGATGATGTTACTGTTCCAGATGATG